ATGTAACGTCTTCAAACCCATCTACATCCGGCGTGAGATTATGCTCATTAGCCATTTGGGTACTTTCCTTTCAGCAAGATATGTTTAACACCGCGCTTGAACTCAGGAAGATACTTATTGTACGTGTAAGTACCCCACCTCGGCTGAGTGTTGGGGTTCGTCCAATTAAACGGCAAGCCTGTTCTCGGATTTACCCCCGGATACAAATACCTGCCCTGAGGCGGGACGGCAGTTACAATCTTGCCTGTGCCCCAGCGGCCTGCATTCTCTGCGTTTATCTTAGACAGAAACTCGCCTGTTTTATAAGGCACGACAGGTTGCATCTTCTCCATGAATGTTCTGTCAAGCCAGATTTGAGCACGGCGAAACCTGCCGTTAAACCTTGAAAACATAACCTTGCAATGAACATACCTGTTGTTCATCGTTATGTCTTCAAACTTCATAGGACTGAAAATGCCCATAGCAGATCACCTCGCCATCAATTCAAAATGCGGTATGAGATTGTATTGGGAAACCTGAGTGACGGCAAACACATGATCATACATCTTGTTCAGATAGTCATAGAACCCAAAATTGCCATACGCATTGTCGCTTATGAATCCGGAATCAAGTGTCAGTATGCTTTGGCCTACCGCCACGTTGTTCACAAGCTTCCCTTGCTCCGGAAGAAAAACGCCTTTTACAAAGAAGTCAAAGTCCGTATCAGTCCCGTACCGGAACGTAATCATGTCTGTGAAGTCTTCCAGACGTTTCCACTCTTTAGGTTCGCAGTATTGTTTACTGCCGATCATGGTTTTGTCACCGCAGGGTGTGTACCGCACATGCAACCTTACATTGTCCGTTTGGGCACCGCCAAACGTGTTCCATGCCGTAGAATGATCAATGATCAAATGAACCCCTTCAAGCACCGTAGGAATGAAGAGGTCCACTTCATCATCAATCCGCACCCGGTTGAACAAAGTCACCGTTTGCTTGTAGAGAGCATCAAATCCGGGCATAGAAGTTTTCCTCCCCGGATACGTGAATCGGAATCACACACATTTTGCGAATCTGCAAGTATTGCAGTCCATACGCCGTCAAGGCATACTCCGCATCCGTCTGCAAGTTTCCGGCACCGCCACCAGCAAAGCTGATAGAAGAGCCTCCATCCGATACACTTGACGCAACAAAGGAGTTGCCGATTTTCCCGAGTTCGCCGAGAGAGTTTTCACCCTCCCCAGCCATCTTGAGCTTGTGACAGATCAAAAGGACGATAGCTTGGAAGTAAAGGTCCTTGAATTGCTTTTTGCTCACCATCGGCTTTACAAAGTCAATCCAAAACCTCATGTCATCTTCTGACATACTGTCGAACTCTCCACCGCTAACGGTTTTGATCATCTTGATTAACTTTTCGTATTCGGCTTCAGTGAACAATGCAATCACCCCTTACTTTGCTTTCTTTCGTCCCCTTTTTGGAGTTGCGGCAGGCGCTTCCTCAGGAGCGGCCTCTTCCACAACGGGCTTTTCCTCGGCAGGCTTCTTCTCAGGCTTTTTGGTTTCCTCGTAGGTAAGCTGACCAAGCCCTGCCATCAGACGGATGGACGGAAGAATAATTTTCTTACCTGTCTTTTTGCCGTTCTTGTCAACCTCATCGACATAAACGACTTCGTCAGGAATGTCCTCGGATTTACCCGGCATCAGAACGAAATTGCCAATGCCTATCGGCTTCGGAGCCTTTGTTTCAGTGATGTTAGTAATAAGCATATCTTACCTCCAAAAAAAGTATTTTCAAGCTCGGATTTTCCTCAAAACCCGAGCTTGTTTTTTATGTTTGTACGTTCCGGATTAGGCCGATACAACAGCCCAAGCGCCATCCACAACCTTCAAAATCTTCCCATTATCATCCGCTGTCACCGCCGGAAGGCCGGTGGGGAAGTCAACAAGCTCAAACTCGCCGTTTGAGTTCTTGCCTCGAATAGTCTTTCCTTTGTTTTCACTGCCGGTAGCAGGAAGCCAAGTCACCTTCATTCTCTTCCACTGGCTGGTGCCAGAATCCCAGACAGGCGCATAACTCGACCGGCAAGAGCCATTTGTCAGATCGGCGTCACCGTTTTCCACCACAACAACGCGGTTGCTGACCTCCCACTGCCCGGAGGTCGCGTTGACAGCAAGACCCTTCTTCTTGTCAGATGTGGTAACAGCAGGCAGGCCGCTTTCATCAGCAAGCGCCCATACGCCAGACACAACCTTCATAATTTTCCCATTATTGTCTGTAGTGACAGCAGGAAGCCCTTCTGGGAAGTCAACAAGCCCCCAAGCGCCAGTAGAGTCATCGCCCTTCATGGTCTTACCTCTGGTGTCTGCCGTGTTCCCTGTTCCATCGCCCTCACACGGAAGAACTCTGCACGCTATTCTCTGTGCTGTAGAATAGCCTCCACGCTGACCATAAACTACATCAAACTCAGTAGTATAATTTTTTACATATCTAATGGCTACAGCATCGTCATCGTAGTCTTCTTTATCAGGCCCATAACACTCTCCGAGAAACAGAGGATACCTTCTCTTGTACCAACGTTTGACTGTATCGCCGTTACCATCTTCTTCCTCCGTCAAACTCAAACCTTCACACCAATCTCCCCCTTCAATATCCGGAAGGCCACTATCTTCACCGACTCCCCAAGTTCCACTGCTGACTTTTAGCACTTTGCCATCATCGTCCCCGCTAACTTCAGGAAGCCCGGAGCCAGCCTTGTCCGCAATTGCTTCTAAATAGTCAGCAACCTTGTTGCCTGTAGGCTTTGTGACCGTTGCGCCAAGTTTGCCAGCAATCGCAACAATGGCATCGATCACTCGCTTTCCTATCGCTATCACAAGCTACACCACCTTTCTGTAAAGTGTTTAATTCTTAATTCAATTACTGACAATCCAGTTTCCGCTTGAATCTACCTTTAAGGTTTTCCCGGCATCATCCGAAGTAACAGCAGGAAGCCCTTCCGGGAAGTCAACAAGCTCCCAAGTTCCCCACTGACTATGTCCTTTTACGGTCTTGTTTCTTGTGTCAGCGGCAGTCGGGTCTTGACCATTACCGCCAACAGGAAGAAGCGTGCAACGGACACGTTTTACCATGTTTGGTATAGAAGTATCATTGCAAAGAACAGTGTCCGCTTCCCAACCTTCCCAGTCTTCAAAAGCAACTTTACTGCGCCGCGCCTGAGCATGGTCCCACTCCTCATCTGTGAAGTTACCATCTCTCAAGTCGCCAATAAAAACGGGCAACTCTCTTGTGTGCCAAGTTGTACCTATCTTTTGGTAGTTACCATCAAGGTCTGCTTCCAAATACAGGCCAGCACCCATAAGCTCTTCATAATCACTCGGAGCTTCAGAAACAGGAATTTTGACATACCCAAGCTCACCCGTAGAGTTGTCTACCTTGAGATATTTCCCTTTGTCATTCACTCCGGGCTCGGGAACGCCACCGCCGCCGACCTTACTTACCATCGCTTCCAGATAATCAGCAACTACATTGCCGGTAGGCGTTGTGACTGTCGCCCCGAGCTTTCTTGCTATGGCAACGATTGCATCAGAAATTCTTTTCCCAAGTAACATCTTCAGTCACTCCTTTAATAATCGTGGGGGGCGTAGTGTTGCCTACGCCCCCGCATATGATCACACACCAACAACAACGAGGGCAGACAGCGGATAGAACACAATCGCGCCAGCAACACGGGACTCGCAGGGAATCAGAGTCTCAAGGTTGCGCGGCTGAGCCGGGTTCTGGGTGTAAGCCATCGGGATGTTGATTTCCAGCTTGTCCGGGTCGTTGGTGAACAGGAACGCAACGGCTTGTCCGGCGTGTTCCTCAACACCGGGTGCACCCTCTGCGTACGGGTTGGTTTCAGGGGAGTTAATATTCAGCTCTGCGGCAGAGATGATTTCCTTCAGGTACGGTGCGTGGTCCTTGATGTAGGACAGCACAGTAGCCTCGGTATCACCAAGGCGCTTCAGAGACAGAACGGTGTAGACGTCCGTGGGCAGGACCAGAGTGTCAGGACGCTCCACATCCTTGGTAGTACGGGAGACCTGAGCATACATCGCGGTAACGTCCGCAACGATTTCGTCAGCGGTCTTGCCAGCCCAAGAAATAAGGCCGGAAGTATTACCGGCAGTCAGGTTCATTACGGGAATGTTCTGGCCAGTGGACAGAACGCCAAGCAGACCGTTCTTGGCATCGCCGCACCAAGCAATCTTGTTGGTCGCGTTGTCTACTTGGAAACGAGCGCTCTCAGCCTTGCGGGCATCCAGAGACTTGCCGCTCATGCGGGAAGCTCTCATTTCCTGATTGCTGTAGCCGTAGGAAACGCCAAGGGTCTTGACGGGCACACTATGCGGTGTCCCGTTCACATCGGCACGAGGCAGGTCAGTGCTGTAGTTGTCGATGATCTTGGCGAAGCCTTCCATATCATAGGTATAGAAGGTAATGGACTCAGCACCGGGGTTAGCATCGCTGTTCACAGGGAACGTGGACAGCGCGGTGAACTGAGGATAGAGCTTGTCGTAGCTCTTGGACTTCACATAGTCCAGCTCCTTAGCCATGAAGACGGCGGCGGCATCAACGCTGTCGAAACGGAACATCTTCCGTTCGCTCTGCATTGTTGCCATCAGGGTAGCCGCCGCACCGGAACTCTTCAGAACCGCCTTATCCAGCGGATTGTAAGTACGTTTAGCCATAATTCGTGTCCTCCTTTATCCGAAGCATAAATTAGGACTGAGCCTGATGGAACAGCTCGACAGCCGCAATGCCGTCAATCGTCCCAGTCAGGAAACGTCCCTTGATCGCCACGGTGCTACTGGAAGAATCAGTGAAGCACCCGGCGTCAGTGCCAGTCTTGACCATGTACAGGGCCTTGCCGTAGGCCGGGTCAGCACCCTCAGCCAGCTTGACGTAAATCCGACCATAGCGGAGAACGCCAACAGTGGCCTTGTTCTTGATCACAGGAACACCGTTATCGTTGTTCTCTGTGGTGCGGCGGTTCACAACGATGCCTTCAAAATCGCCAGCGGCAGAGCCGGAGACGGGAAGCGCAACGCCAGTGCCAGCGGCGGTGCCTTTTACGACACCCATGCCGAAGCCGATGACGCCATCATTTTCTTCATTCAGAAAAGCGTCAATTTCAACCGGAGACAGGTCGTAGAGACCTCCCGGCTGACCGATAGGGGTATTAAAGCCATATGCAGTCTGAATCATTTTCAAACCCTCCTTTAATTACTTGTGGTTCATCTGACGCTTGATCATGTTCTTACGAGAAGCGTCAGAGCCGGAAGCGGCAGAATCCATGCGGGTGTTCTTGTTGAACATCTGCCGTTTTTGATAAGAAACGTCCTTTTTGGCGTTCTTCTTGATCTCAGCCTTTGCCATGTCAAAGCAAGCGTTGACATAAGCATCGCTCTTGCCATCAAGACGGATGCCCGGACGGACCTTCTTGATAATGGCCTTCTTGGCGTACCCAACGGACTTATGCCCCAGCCCGTGAATACCGACCTGCTCACCGAGTTTGTCCATTTTGAGCTTCTGACTGACCAGACGGTCAACGGCGTCCATGTTCACACGGCGTCCGCACCCATCGGTGTTGAAGTCATCATCCTCATCATCTTCATCCTCAGTGTCATCGGCGTCCTCATTCTCTTTCTTCTTCTTGCCCATAGCACCGGAAAGCGCACCGCCAACCGCGCCTGCGGCAAGGGAACCCAGAACGCCGTCTTCGTTCTCTTCCTCTTCATCGTCAACGGGGACTTCCTCTTCGTCATCCTCATCTTCGATGAAGTCTTCTTCCTCTTCCTCGTCAACGGGGATTTCCTCTTCGTCATCCTCGTCTTCGATGAAGTCCTCTTCCTCTTCTTCCTCTTCGGGAAGCTCTTCATCGGCGTCCTTATGGCCTTTCAGCTCATTCAGCTCGTCAATTTCGTCTTCCTCAAAGTCTTCCTCTTCCTCTGCCTCGGCAGGAACTTCCTCAGCGGGAGTTTCCTCTTCCTCGGGGCCAGCCGCATCGAAATTCAGCTTGGCAAGCAGAGTGTCAATGAGGTCGAACAGGGTATCAAGGTCCTCATCCTGATGTGCGATAATGCCCATCGCCTCATCGGTGTCCTTGGGGTCTCCCTGCTCATCTCTGCGGTCACGGCGCTCTTTAACCTCGGCAACTTTCTTTTCCACATCGCCGAATTCGCCTTCCGGCTCAGCCTCAGCCTCGACTCCAATGACCTTTTCTTCGTCTTCGGCATCAGCCTTAGCCGCACGATTTTTCTTGTACTCCTCTACCGCTTTCTGAAATTCTTCATCAGAAAGAACCGCATCGGCGTGAGAAGTACGCTTCTTGGTCTTCTTGGTCATATTCTTCCCTCCTGTCAGGATAGTTTTTTCAGCCCGACCGTCCAAGTTCAATCGGGCCTGTTCTCCGGCCCTTGCTTCTCTGACAAGAGCCAAGTGGTTAATGCGGATGTTCTTCTGAACAGCGTCATAGCGTTGACCATTCCAGACACCGGGCGTTTCATCCAAATCAAGGTTATATCCAAGACTCAGCTCTTTAAGCCCAGCAGACTTCATTGCGTCCGTGTCATGGATAATAATCTCGGCTTTGACGTCATCGCCACTTCGCTCTCCTTTGCTCAGGATAGTTCCTATCTGGTTTTCAGCCACGTTGTCTTTGTCAATCAGCCCAGCGTCATGAGTCAGAACAACAGGCTTTCCCAGATAGCTACTCAAGCTTTCGGGAGAAAAAACATCCTCAGGAAGCCGAAGCTCTCTCCGGACATTCCCGTGGTCGCTATATTCGAAGATTCCACATGAAGTCAGGATTGGCCTGTCCTTCAAGTAACCTTCGGGGGTGAAATACGCTCTCGGCATGGGCATACTGTCGAAGCGTACAACACTTTTAAGATTAGACATTTTGCATCCGCTCCTTTCTGTCTGCGGTCAACGACCGCAAACGGAATCGCATATAAAAACAGGACACATCTCTGCGTCCTGTTAATATATCTTGATCAAAGTAAGACATTCTCGTCAAACTTTTGGCCCAGAAGCTCTTCCCAAGTTGTGTCCTTGTCCAGACACATCTTGTAGATTCTTTCTTCCTGACCACGAAACTTGGGGGGTACGTCCCACGTACTCATGAGGTCCTGCATGCCGTGGATTGCCGCATAAGTGAACCTGTACGGGTTTTCCTCGCCCTTCAAAGCATAGA